AAGGTCGTGCACTTGGAGAACTTGGACATCCAGATGGTCCTTCAATCAACCTAGATAGGGTATCCCATAAGATAGAATCTTTGAAAGAAGATGGAAATAATTTCGTCGGTAGAGCAAAGATACTTGACACACCTATGGGTAACATTGCATCATCACTACTAAGTGAAGGTGTAAAGTTAGGAGTTTCTTCAAGAGGAATGGGTTCTCTGAAGAAAGAATCTAATTGCAACATAGTCCAAGATGACTTTATGCTTGCAACTGCTGCTGATATAGTAGCAGATCCTTCAGCACCAGACGCATTTGTGAATGGTATCATGGAAGGAAAAGAATGGGTATGGGACAATGGAGTTATTAAAGAAGCAAGAATAGCGGAAATTAAGAACGAAATTGATCATGCAACCCTTATAAATCTACAGGAAAAGAAGCTTTCCGCATTCGAGAAGTTTCTTAAGAGTCTGTGATTTATAAATAAAACTGTATATAACGCTAATGTAATCGGAGTTAAACAATGTCTGAGACCTCTAATAAAGAGTTAGATAACATGGAGCAAGTGAAAGAAGACGCAGCAACTGGAACAGCAGCTATCACTAAAGGTGCGACTTCTGGAGAAAAGATTGATACTTCTCAAGGTAAGTACACTGATATCGGTGGTTCTGATAGTAAATCATCAGAAGGTGCTAAGGGAACTGAAAATCTAGGAAGCAAAGCTGCAGCCCCTGTAGGAGTAGAAGGTGATAAGTCTATCAAGACTAAACCATCAGCTGCAGGAACATCTAACGTAAGTGCAGGTCTTAGTGGTAAGATCTTCGATGACGTGGAGAACAAAGATGAAGAAACAATCCAAGAACAAGAAACAGAGACAGCAGATGAAGCCAAGTACGACTTTACTGCGGATGTTGACGCTCTTGTCGGAGGTGAAGAACTATCAGAAGAGTTCAGAGACAAAGCAGTAACCATCTTTGAAGCCGCAGTTACCTCAAGAGTAAATGAGGAAACTAAAGCGTTAACTGAAGCATTTGAATCTACTCTGACTGAGGAAGTCGAGAAGATCAAAACAGAATTGGCTGAAAAAGTCGATGACTATCTATCTTATGCTGCTGAACAGTGGATCAAGGAAAATTCACTCGCTGTTGAGCACGGTATAAAGACTGAGATGGCAGAGTCATTCTTTAACGGTCTAAAAGGTCTCTTCGTAGAGCATAACTTTAATGTTCCCGAAGAAAAATACAATCTCCTAGACGGAATGTCAGGGGAACTTGATGAAATGGAGAAAAAACTCAATGAGCAAATCGACGCTAACGTATCTTTGAACAAGAGAATTGGCGAATTTGTTAAAATGGAAATCGTGAACGAATGTGCTGCAGGTCTCGCAGAGACACAAAAGGAGAAACTAGTTTCTCTTGCAGAGGGTGTTGAGTTTGAGAATGAAGAAGACTATCGCAAGAGAGTCGAAACAATTAAGGAATCATATTTCACTAGGAAGGCTGAAGTTGTTGCAGAAGCAAAGACTGAACCCACCGAAGAAAGTTCAGAACCCTTAGTTGAAAGTACAGCAAGCGGAACTATGTCGAAATACGTAGATGCAATCGCTCGTTGGTCCAAATAATTAATAAACTACTTAACAAGGAGACATAATGTCACTACAATCACTCCAAGAAAAGTGGGCACCCGTTCTAAATCACGAAGCTCTTCCAGGCATCGAGGATACTTACAAGAAAGGCGTAGTCGCACAACTTCTTGAGAACCAAGAAATAGCATTAAAAGAAGAGGGTAACGTTCTTAACGAAACTCTTCAGACAGTTGGAACAGGTGGATTCGGTGCAGGTGCAACTGCAACAGGTCCAGTCGCAGGTTTCGACCCAGTATTAATTTCATTGATCAGAAGATCAATGCCTATGTTGATCGCTTACGATATCGCAGGTGTTCAACCAATGACAGGTCCTACAGGACTTATCTTTGCAATGAGAACTGCTTATGGAGATGAGAGAAGTCCTGCTTCCTCAGACTTCAGAGAAGCATTCTTCAATGAGCCTAACGCAGGTTTCTCTGGTGCAGGTGGAACAGGTCTATCAAACTATGACCCAACAGCATCAGGTTCTGCAGTTAACGACGCTGAAGGAGCAAATCCAGGTGTTCTTAATGACTCATCACCAGGTACCTACGAGGTAACAGGCGATGCAACAGGCATGAACACAACTACTGCTGAAGCATTAGATGACTCAAGTGCATCTACAGCATTCAGAGAGATGGGTTTCTCAATCGAGAAAGTAACTGTTACAGCGAAATCTCGTGCTTTGAAAGCTGAGTACAGTATTGAGCTTGCTCAAGACTTGAAAGCAATTCATGGTCTAGATGCCGAGCAAGAGTTAAGCAACATTCTCTCAACAGAGATCCTTGCTGAAATCAACAGAGAAGTTGTTAGAACTATCTACACTAACGCTGTTGCAGGTGCTCAAAACAATACTGCTAACGCAGGTATCTTCGACCTTGACGTTGACTCAAATGGAAGATGGTCAGTTGAGAAGTTCAAAGGACTTCTATTCCAGATCGAAAGAGATGCTAACGCTATCGGTCAGCAAACTCGTCGCGGGAAGGGCAACATCCTAATCTGTTCTGCAGATGTGGCTTCTGCTCTTGGAATGGCAGGTGTTCTAGATTACACTCCTGCTCTAAGTGGTAACAACGCATTAACAGGTGTAGACGATACTTCATCTACTCTAGTTGGAACACTTAACGGACGCATTAAGGTCTACGTTGATCCTTACTCTGCTAACGTTGCTGATAAGCACTTCTATGTTTCTGGATACAAAGGTACTTCACCTTATGACGCAGGATTATTCTACTGCCCATACGTTCCATTACAGCAAGTCAGAGCAATCAACCCAAATACCTTCCAGCCCAAGATTGGCTTTAAGACAAGATACGGTATGGTTTCTAACCCATTCGCACAAGGTCTTACACAAGGTAGTGGTGCTCTTACAGCGAACACAAACAAGTACTACAGAAGAGTACAAGTTGCAAACATCATGTAATTCAAATTACATATTTCCAAAGAGACCTTCGGGTCTCTTTTTTATTGTTCATAAATAATTAAAAAGTTTAATGGCAAACTGGTATAAAGAACAGCTTACGAACAAGAACTTTTTGTCTCCAATAGGATTTGTATTTCTATTAGATAAGGCAAGGAAGACTTCTTTCCTATGTCAGAAAGCAAACCTACCTACAATGGTATTAGGTGATGTCAATATTCCTACAGCAGGTTTCGTTCCTATTCCTGTAGAAGGTAATATACAGTATCAAGATTTAAGTATTGAGTTTATAGTTGACGAAGATTTAAGAAATTATATGGAACTCCATAACTGGATGAGAGCATTAGGAACACCTCAAAGTCGTGGAGAAAGAAATCAATGGCAAGTACAATGGGAAGATCATCCTACAGAAGATGGTAGATTCTCAGATGCTACTCTACAGGTATTGAACAATAACAACCTTGCTAATTTTGATATAGTATTTAAGTCACTATTTCCTACATCATTAAGTTCTCTACCATTTGATGTCACATCTGGTGACAATAACTACCTAACTGCTACTGCAACATTTAGATACATATTATATGAAATAAGAAATGTCAACACCACCGACAGACGTTGATGCCCAAAATAAAGTTTGAAAAAACATTGCTTATCGGATCAGGTAAAATTACTTGGTATCAGAAGGCAGAAAGGTGGGTAAGAAGAAAATTTAAGAATCCTTTTACGCAGCATCTCCTATTAGGTATTATCAAATACTTGCAAACGCAATGGATTAATGCTAAGATATATAATACTATGAAGGATGTCGATGCAGACATTGAAAAAATCCAATCCCAATGGGAAGAAAATGACCAACAAACAAGACACAACATCGTGGAGACAGGAGTATTTGGAGATGAAGGCTGGTCTATCCAAATTACAAATCCAGTTGTTGAAAGAGGGTCCGAAGCAACTAGCACAGGCATGGTTACTGGGAGCGATGCATCAGGACTACGACAGGATGAAGGGGATCAAGAGGGATCACCGTAAAGAAAATAAAGGACAACTACAGTCTTCTTTAAAGGAATTTTTTGGAAGTATTGACCAACGTGACCAAGGCATTTAATTATGAATCTAGAGGCATTACAGGAACAGTGGAAATCTGATTCTGTTATTGATCCTGAGAAATATGGTGAGGAGTCTACTAGGATTCCCCAACTTCATTTACGGTACATGGAAATATATAACACATATGCCTTGATGAAGAAAGAAAGGCAGAGTGAATATAGAAAGATGGTAAGGGAGAAATGGATATACTATAAAGGTAAAGCACCTGCACAAAAATATAAAGAACTTCCTTTTGACTTTAAACTTATGACTAAGGAGGAAGTCAATATGTTCATCGAGTCTGACGATGACATACAAAAATTACAATTAAAAATAGACTATATAGATCAAGTGCTCTTCTTTTTAGATGGTGTCTTGAAGCAAATTGGAAGTCGTAACTTTCAAATTAAAAATGCTATCGAGTGGGAGAGGTTTCAAAGTGGCATGTGATCTATGGATCTTACAATCCGAAAGAAGAATGAAGTATATTTAAAAGTTGACGCTGAACCATCTACCCATCAAGAACTAGCAGATTTTTTTACCTTTGAGGTTGACAATGCAAAGTATATGCAGAAGAACCGAAGGTATAAAGGTTGGGATGGGAAAGTAAGATTATATTCTCCTGCTACTGGGGAGATATACTGCGGTCTATATTCATATCTAATAGATTGGTGTCAGAAAAAGAAGTATTCATATCATACTGAAAAGCACGAACATTTTGGTCTCCCTTTGGAAGAGAACGATCTAATAACTCCTGAGGCTGTAGCTGGCTTCGTTCGGGCACTTTCTCTTCCTGTAAAAGTACGCGATTACCAACTGAAAGCAATATACGAATGCCTGAGATACAACAGACGAGTCCTATTGTCGCCAACTGCCAGTGGGAAATCCTTGATGATCTATTCATTGGTTAGGTTTCATGTAAATGTTGATCGTCCAGTTCTTATTGTAGTTCCTACTACTTCTCTTGTAGAACAAATGTATAAAGACTTTGAGGAGTATGGATGGAAAGCATCAGCATACTGTCATAAGATATACGGTGGAGAAGAAAAATATACAGATAAACCAGTTGTAATTACTACTTGGCAATCCATATACAAGGAACCACGTAAATGGTTTGAACGCTTTGATGTTATTATAGGCGATGAAGCACATTTATTCAAGGCTAAATCTCTAACAAGATTAATGTCTAAGTTACATGACTGTAAGTATAGGTATGGTTTTACTGGGACACTGGATGGAACTAACGTAAATCAATTAGTATTAGAAGGTGTCTTTGGTAAATGTTCTAAAGTAACTAAAACTGAAACACTGATGAAGAAAGGACATCTTGCTCAGTTAAAAATAAAAATTTTATTGTTGAAACATGAAGAGAAACTATTTGAAGGATATCAAGATGAGATAGAGTACCTGACCGAACATGAAAACCGTAATAAATTTATCCGAAATCTAGCGTGTGACCTAGAAGGTAATACACTAGTGCTCTTTAACTACGTAGAAAAACATGGTCTACCTTTACATGAATTGATAAATAGCTATACAGATAAGTCTGTATACTTAGTTCATGGTGGTGTTGAGACAGAAGATAGAGAAGAGATTAGATGGTTGACTGAAAGGTCTAGCAATTCTATTATCGTTGCATCGTTAGGAACATTCTCTACTGGTATCAATATCAAAAACCTACACAATGTTATTTTTGCATCACCTTCTAAATCAAGAATACGTAACCTTCAGTCGATAGGTCGTGTATTGAGGAAGGGAGAGAATAAATCGAAAGCAACTCTTTATGATATAGCTGATGACATTTCTACGGATACAGGAAAGAACTATACTCTCCGACATCTGTATGAAAGGATCAAAATATATAATGAAGAGAACTTTAATTATGAAGTTGTAGAAATTACTATCTAACATGGCAATCAATTACGCAAAACATGAAGAGGAGTTCTACGGAGTTTTCAAACTCGTGAGTGGAGAGGAAGTACTTGGTCGAGCAGTTTTAACAGAAGATCAAGGAGAGTCTCTAGTTTTTATTCAAGAACCAGTTTGTATACAATTCATAGACAAAGAAATAAATGAAAAGAAACTAGCACGTGCTATTGGGTTTTCCAAATGGCAACAGTTATCTGATGAAGATTTTTATATTATAAGAGAGAAAGATATTATTACTGTTTCATCTATGAATAAAGAAGTTATTTTCATGTATGAAGCATACATCCACGGTGCCGACGGTTTTGGGAAACCTAGACCACAAATGAAAACAGACCTCAGTAAAACTTCTGGTTACGTAGGTAGGATTGATGAGGCAAGAAAGAAGTTTGAAAAGATTTTTAAAGACTCTACAGAATCCCCTTGAACCCTTACATGGTTATTGTAGTGGTATTTGACACCTTTGTCAAGCCCTGCTATAATAAATCTATTGTCGGAGGACAAATATGAGGAAGGCGAATCCCAAAAAGAAGCAGCACTACGTTGATAACGCTGAGTTTTTAAACCAGATTATCAAATATAAAAGAAAAGTCAAGGAAGCGGAAGAATCTGGCAAAGCCAAACCCCGCGTGAACAATTATATAGGAGGGTGTTTTTTAAAGATAGCTACCCACCTATCGTACAGACCGAACTTCATCAACTACATGTATAAAGATGACATGGTATGTGATGGGATAGAGAACTGTATCCAATACATTGATAACTTTGATCCAGAAAAATCTAGAAATCCTTTTGCCTATTTTACACAGATAGTTTACTATGCCTTCCTTCGTAGAATTGCCAAAGAGAAAAGACAGATGGATATAAAGGAAAAGATATTAGAGAAGTCTGGTTACGAACATGTATTCTCAGTTGACGGAGAAGCAAGTGCAGACTATAATCAAATTAAGTCTCGCGTGGAGATGAATACTAAACGATGAAGATACTATTAATAACTGATCAACACTTTGGTGTTCGTAATGACAACGTGTACTTTATAGAACATTATAAAAAATTCTATGGTCAAATAGTCATACCATT